AAAAACATGTTTACGATTAGGTAGTAGAATTATTGGTAAATGTATGATGGGTAGTACTTCAAATGCTTTAGATAAAGGTGGAGAAAACTTTAAAAAACTATACAATGCCTCAGATGTCACGAAAAGAAATAGAAATGGTCAGACAAAGTCTGGCTTATACTCTCTTTTTATCCCAATGGAATGGAACTACGAAGGATTTATTGACGAGTATGGAGTTCCAGTCTTTACTACTCCTGATATCGACAGATTTGCACCAGACGGTGAACTAATAGATATAGGTGTAATAGATAACTGGCAAAATGAAGCTGATGGTTTAAAAGATGATCAAGATGCTTTAAACGAGTTTTACCGTCAGTTTCCAAGAACTACAGAACACGCTTTTAGAGATGAGACTAAAAACAGTATATTTAACTTAGTTAAATTATACGAACAAATAGACTACAACGAGGAGATGGCAAGAACCTTAGGAATTACAACAGGTAATTTTCAATGGGTTAATGGAATTAAAGATTCACAAGTAATATTTTATCCAGACCCAAAAGGTAGATTTAAATTAAGTTGGGTTCCACCTCAACAACTACAAAACAGAGTAATACTTAAAAACGGTATTAAGTATCCGGGTAACGAGCACATGGGTGCTTTTGGTTGTGATAGCTACGATATATCAGGAACAGTAGACGGACAAGGATCAAAAGGAGCTTTACACGGTTTAACTAGGTTTAGTATGGAAGATGCTCCTGCTAATAGCTTTTTTTTAGAGTATTTATCAAGACCACCAACGGCGGAGATATTCTTTGAAGACGTTTTAATGGCTTTAGTATTTTACGGGATGCCTATACTTGCAGAGAACAACAAACCTAGATTGTTATACTATTTAAGAAGAAGAGGATATAGAGGTTTTAGTATGAATAGACCTGATAAAGTGTGGAACAAGCTATCTGTTGCGGAAAAAGAAGTGGGTGGTATACCCAACTCTTCAGAAGATATTAAACAAGCTCACGCAGCTGCGATTGAAATGTATATTCAAGATCACGTTGGTATAAGGCAAGATGGTACTTTTGGTGATTTGTATTTTAATGAATTACTAAACGATTGGGCTAAGTTTGATATAAACAAAAGAACAAAGTTTGATGCATCAATAAGTTCTGGTTTAGCTATAATGGCAAACAATAGACACTTGTACGCGCCAAACTCTAAGGTTGAAAAACCTAAAATAAATATAAACATTTCTAAGTATACTAATACTGGAAGTAATTCACAAATAATCAAATAATAAATATGGCAGAGTCTGGCATTAAAAGTTATTTTCCGAGTCAAACAGTTAGTGATGCTGAAAAGCTAAGCTATGATTATGGTTTGAAAGTAGGTAAAGCAATAGAGCAAGAGTGGTTTAACGACGAAAGAAACATGAACAGGTATAGATCTAATCATGCTGATTTTCACAATTTAAGATTGTATGCTAGAGGCGAGCAGTCTATTCAAAAGTATAAGGATGAGTTATCTATAAACGGTGATTTGTCCTATTTAAATTTAGACTGGAAGCCAGTTCCAATTATTTCTAAGTTTGTTGATATAGTTGTAAACGGTATAGCTGAAAGAACTTACGATATAAAAGCATATTCTCAAGATGCTAATGGTGTTGCAAAGCGTACTAAATACATGGAGTCAATATTATCTGATATGAGAAGTAAAGAGTTGAATGAATTTACTAAACAGGCGTTTGATATATCTATATCTGAAAATGACGAAGAAACGTTACCAGAAACAAAAGAAGAATTAGAATTGCACATGCAACTTTCTTATAAACAATCTGTCGAGGTAGCTGAAGAACAAGCATTAAACGTTTTAATGGAAGGTAGTAACTATGAGTTAATAAAGAAAAGATTTTATTATGATTTAACTGTTTTAGGTATTGGAGCTGTTAAAACTTCATTTAACACTTCAGAGGGTGTAAAGATAGATTACGTTGACCCTGCAAATCTAGTATACTCATATACAGACTCTCCTTATTTTGATGATATTTATTATGTTGGTGAAATTAAAACTATTCCTGTAAACGAATTAGCAAAAGAATTTCCTCATTTGTCTGAAAGTGACCTTGAAGATATAATGAAAAATAAATCTTACAATAGATCTAATTATAATTCTAGACATAACTACAATAAAGAAGACAACAATACAATACAGGTTTTATATTTTAATTACAAAACCTACATGAATGAAGTTTACAAGGTTAAAGAAACCGCAACAGGAGCTAATAAGATAATACCCAAAGATGATTCGTTTAACCCTCCGCAAGATAAAGAAGGTGGGTATGGTAGAATGTTAAGGTCTATAGAGACGCTTTACGAAGGAGCTATGATTCTTGGTACAAATAAATTACTTAAATGGGAAATAGCTAAAAACATGATGCGTCCTAAAAGTGATTTTACTAAAGTAAAAATGAATTACGCAATTGTAGCACCTAGAATTTACAACGGTAAAATTGACTCGTTAGTAAAACGCATAACAGGTTTTGCAGATATGATTCAACTAACACATTTAAAGCTACAGCAAGTAATGTCTAGAATGGTTCCAGATGGTGTTTATTTAGATGCCGATGGTTTAGCTGAGGTTGATTTAGGTAATGGTACAAATTATAATCCACAAGAAGCCTTAAACATGTATTTCCAAACAGGTTCTGTTATTGGTAGATCATTTACCTCAGAAGGTGATATGAATCCAGGTAAAGTACCAATTCAAGAAATTACATCAGGTTCTGGTGGAAACAAAATGCAAGCTCTTATTGGTAATTATAACTACTACTTGCAGATGATAAGAGATGTAACCGGACTTAACGAGGCTAGAGATGGTAGTATGCCAGATAAAAATGCTTTAGTAGGTATACAAAAACTAGCAGCGGCAAATTCAAATACAGCAACCAGACACATACTACAAGCTGGTTTATATTTAACAGCTGAAACCGCAGAGTGTTTATCGCTTAGAATATCTGATATTATAGAATACTCTCCAGCTAAAGATGCTTTTATACAAGCTATAGGTGTTCACAACGTTGCTACGCTAGAAGAGATGTCACAGTTACACTTATATGATTTTGGTATATTTATAAACCTACAACCGGATGATGAAGAAAAAGCTAGATTAGAAAACAATATACAAATGGCACTGCAGCAAAAAAGCATTGAGCTAGAAGACGCTATTGATCTTAGAGAAATAAAAAATGTTAAGTTAGCAAACCAATTACTTAAAGTACGTAGAAAAAATAAAGAGCAAAAAGACAGGGCTTTACAAATGGAAAATATTCAAGCTCAAACTCAGTCTAACGCGCAAGCCGCACAAGCAGCAGCTCAAGCTGAAGTTCAAAAAAACCAAGCATTAAATGCTGGTAAAGCGGAGCTAATGCAAATGCAAGCTCAAGTAGATGCTCAAAAAATGATGCAAGAAGTTGCGATGAAAAAAGAACTTATGAGTCTAGAGTTTCAATATAACATGCAGCTTAAAGGTGTAGAGACTCAAGGTTTAAAAAATAGAGAAAAAGAAAAAGAAGATCGTAAAGACGAAAGAACAAAGATACAAGCAACACAACAATCAGAGATGATTGACCAAAGAAATAGTGGTAAACCACCTAAAAACTTTGAGTCCGCAGGTAATGATATATTAGGCGGAGGATTTGACTTAGGAGTATTTAACCCTAGATAAATTATTAATTATTATTATATTATATTATGGAAGAAGAAAATGAAAAAGTAGTCGAAGAGACTACCCAAGAAACAACTGAACAAGTTGATGAAAGTAAATTTGAGTCTGCTGGAGACGATAGCGTTATTAAAGTAGATTTAAGCAAACCAATAGAACCAGAGCAAGATGAAGTTAAAGAAGATAACGCTGACAACAGCGGAGTGGTTGCAGAGTCTGAAGATGCCGAGCCCACACAAAAACAAGAAGAAGTACAACCGGAAGCTGAAACACAAGAAACTACAGTATTAGAAGAAATTACTGAAGAAGAAGTTGAAGAGGTTGAAGAACAGGTTGAAGAAGCTATAGCAGAAGCTGAGGCTACTGGAAAACCACTACCAGAGAATATCCAAAAGTTAATGGACTTTATGGAAGAGACTGGAGGTGATTTAAGTGATTATGTAAAACTTAATCAAGATTATAGCAAACTAGATGATAACGCTTTGTTAAGAGAATACTACAAACAAACAAAACCTCATTTAGATAACGAAGAAATTAACTTCCTTATGGAAGACACATTCTCTTACGACGAAGATATTGACGACGATAGAGATATACGTAGAAAAAAATTAGCGCTTAAAGAGCAAGTTGCCAGCGCTAAAAGCCACTTAGACGGGCAAAAGTCTAAATACT